ATGCGTTGCAAAAAGTGGTTGAGCTGAATACGGATTTTCGTAACAACTGGGCACCACCCCAAGAGGTTCAAGAAGCGATCCGTACTAACTATGCTCAAGAAATTAGGCTTAGTTATCTTGAAGACAGAGTGAATGATCTTGAAAAAGATGGCACAATTAAGTAACGCTTAAACCAAAACTAGGAGGAGTTATGAGCGAACAACAGGAGCAGCAACCCATCATTCTAACCATTGACGATCAGGAGTATGACGTAAATGAGCTTGGCAACGATTCCAAGATCCACTACGTCGAGGTGGTTAACTTGCGTAAACAGATTACTGATTTGCAGAATCAAATTGCGGCAGCACAACAGCAGAGCGTTAACTTACAAGTTGCACTAGGATTCCGCGAGAATGCGTTACGCGAATCAATCCAAGTGGTTGAAGAAGTAGAACCGGAAACGGCTGAAAGCTAATGGCTAAAGAAATAAGCTCAATATCAAGAGTAGGGACCAGCGAGCCTTTCGAGCTTCAAGTAGCTAGAGGGCAAATTGCTTGGCATTACCCGCTTTTTAAGTTTGGTAATAACTCTGCTGTTGGCAATAGCTTAGAAACTATATGGACTGAAGGTGGCTTATATAGTTATTTAACTTCTGCAACCGTCCTTAAAGTTTCTAGTTCCTCGACAGATGATACTTCTGCTGGCACCGGAGCAAGGACGGTTCAGTTGTATGGCCTAGATGGTGACTACAACGAAATAAATGAAATTGTAACCCTGAACGGGCAAACCGCAGTCAACACAACGCAATCGTTTTTGAGGATTAATCGACTCATTGTTCGCTCTGCGGGTTCGGGGGGCGTAAATGCTGGAGTTATTTACGCGGGTACAGGAACGGTAACGACCGGGGTTCCTGCAAATGTATACGCAAGCATTAATGGAGTTACTGGTTCAAATCAAAGCCTAATGGCTCTTTGGACAGTGCCTGCGAATTACACAGCGTATATGTTTCAGTACGATATATCGAATGGAACTACTTCCAATACCCCTGCGGTATGCAAATTAATTTTGTCGGTCAGACCGTTTGGGGAAGTATTCCAGTCAAAGGACGTTAAGTCTTTGACAACAGGTATGCACGTCGAAGAAACCTTTGCGGTTCCGCTAAAATTTACAGAGAAGTCAGATATCGAAGTACGGGCAATATCGTCATCTGGTTCCGTCGATTTCGACATTTCCGCAGCTTTTGAAATCATATACATCTGGAACGGAGATAACTAATGGCTCAGACTCATGCAAGCAAAGCGTTACAGAAAATTGAAATTCATGAAGCTGAGTGCGCTTTGCGTTACGAGGGTATTAACAAACGATTAGATTCTGGATCAAAACGTTTTGACAAGCTAGATCGTATGATCTGGGGTATCTATCCGTTTATGATTACTTCGTTAATAGCTATTGTTGGCTTGATAGTAACACAATGAAATTTGAAGCCATTAAAGGATTAATCGGCGCGGTAGCTCCGACTCTTGGTCAAGCACTTGGTGGGCCTTTAGGTGGCGCTGCGGCACAAACCATCGCTAGCGTGTTGGGCTGCAAGCCTGACGAGAAAAGCATTGCTAATGCAGTACAATCGGCTACCCCAGAACAGTTAGCTGAGATTAAAAAGGCTGAACTAGACTTTCAGGTTCAGATGAAGAAATTAGACGTAGATGTATTCGCACTGGAAGCAGAAGATATTCAGAACGCTAGGGCAGCGTTTAAAGGTGATTGGACGCCAAAGTTTATTGCGGTTGCGTGTGTCATTTTCTTTGGCGGGTACATCGCGCTGGTTACGATTCAAGATCCTTCTGCGAATGACGATGGGATTGTTAATCTTGTTCTTGGGTATTTGGGCGGTATCGTCTCATCTATTATCAGTTTCTACTATGGCGCATCACATAAGCACGAATGATGAATAGACTAGTAAACATGTTAAAGCGGCACGAAGGCGTTAGAGATAAGGTCTATATGTGCTCTGCGGGTTACGAAACTATTGGTGTTGGCAGAAACATATCAGAATCTGGCCTTGGTCTTTCTGAGGACGAAATAGATTATTTGTTGAATAACGACATAAAACGTTGTCGTGAAGAGTTGACGATTGAATACGAGTGGTTCTCAAAGCTAGATAGCGTGCGTCAAGAAGCCTTAATAGACCTGTCATTTAATATTGGTCAGACCAAGTTACGCAAGTTTGTTAAAGCCTTGGGGCACATGGCTGATGGTAACTACGAAGAGGCGGGGCAAGAGTTTTATCGAAGTCGCTGGGCTGAACAAGTGGGTGATCGGTCGTTAGAAATCTGCCAGATGATTAGTTCTGGAGAATATCAGAAGAGGTAGTTATGGCGCTACAACAATTTCTGTTTAGGCCGGGAATTAATAAAGAAGGGACTAGTTTAACTGCTGAGGGAGGCTGGTTCGACGGTAATCTTGTTCGATTTCGTATGGGGTTTGCTGAAAAGATTGGTGGTTGGGAAAAATATCTAACACAGTCCTATTTAGGAAGCGGTCGAGCTTTACACCCTTGGGTAAATTTAGACGGCACTAAGCTGTTGGCGTTAGGAACTACTTATAAATTATATATCCAAGAAGGCGCAAACTATAATGACATAACTCCTATCCGTAAAACTACGGCTGCAGGAGGCGCAACGTTTGCAGCTACTAACGGCTCTTCTTCTATTACTGTTACGGTATCCAGTCACGGGGCAAATGCAGGAGATTTTGTTACTTTTTCTGATGCTGTAACTTTAGGAGGAAACATTACCGCAGGGGTACTTAACCAAGAATATCAGATCGATCAAGTACCAACAACTAATACTTTTTTAATTACTGCGAAAGATACTAACGGAGACACTGTTACTGCAAATGCAAGCGATACAGGTAATGGAGGAGCCTCGACCGTTGCTGTCTTTCAAATAAACGTGGGTCTCGATGTTTTCGTAGCTGGTTCTGGCTGGGGAGCTGGTACTTGGGGTAGCGGCACTTGGGGATCTACTAGTGCGCTTTCTGCTTCTAATCAGCTAAGACTTTGGTCATTAGATAATTTTGGAGAAGATTTAATTGCTTGTCCTAGGGCCGGGGGTATTTATTATTGGGACAAAACAACCACTTTAAATAACCCAGCTGTAGCTATAAGTTCTTTATCCGGATCAAACCTTGCTCCGACCGTTGGGCTTCAAGTTTTAGTTTCTGACGTTGATCGCCATGTTATTGTTTTAGGGGCTGATCCTATTTCTGATACTGGTAGAACTTCTGTTATTGATCCCTTATTAATTGCGTTTTCTGACCAAGAAAATATCCTTGATTGGGAGCCTACGGCTACAAATACCGCAGGCTCTTTACGGTGTTCTGCTGGTTCTGAGATTATAGGGGGCTTACGAGCTAGACAAGAAACATTAATTTGGACGGATGCAGCTTTATATAGCCTTCAGTTTATCGGGCCACCTTTAACTTTCGGATTAAACCTAATTAACGAGGGTGTTAGTCTTATTGGACCTAATGCAGCGATTAATACTCCTGCGGGGATTTTTTGGATGGATCGTAAAGGTTTTTACAATTATTCCGGAGGAGTACAAGCAGTTCCGTGTTTAGTCCACGACTATATTTTTAATGATTTAAATGAATTCCAAGCCTATCAATGTTTCGCCACTTTAAACAAAGAATTTAACGAAGTAGGGTGGTTTTACTGTAGTGGAACAGAAACCGTAATAGACCGATACGTTACTTATAACTATATTGATCAAACATGGGCGATAGGTCAGTTATCTCGGACAGCTTGGATGGATGAGGGTATTTTTGATAACCCGATTGCTGCTGGAAAAAATAACGGAACTTCTTATTTATATAACCATGAAGTAGGTACAGACGCTGACGGTCAACCAATGCAAAATGTGTTTATCCAGTCGGGAGATTTCGATTTAGGGGACGGTAATGATTTTCAATTTATTAGAAAGTTTATACCCGATATTAAGTTTCAAAATTCTACTACGGCAACACCTAAACTAAATGTTGTCTTAAAAACAAGAAACTATCCCGGTCAAAGTTTAACGTCTGACCAAACAACCTCTTTTGATAGTTCTACTACCAAGATTGATATGAGAGCTAGGGGTAGGCAAGCTGTAGTACGATTTGAATCAGACGATGATGGAAGTACTGATGATCAATTAGGGTTAGCTTTTAGAGTTGGTGCAACTAGGCTTGACTTATTAGCTAATGGTAAACGGTAATGACGATTGGACGACTATTACAAGGTCGTTTACCTTATTCTTACGTTGGGCCTTCGGTTCCAACAAATGTATATAACAGGGCGATTCGGTTATTAGAGATAAATTTAAATGCATTTAATCCAGTTAACACTCCAGCATTTACTTCACCAAATAGGGATTTGTTTAAATTTACAGCAGGGGACGTAATTTGGAATTTAACAGAAAATGTATTACAAATGTGGGATGGTTATAAATGGGTAAATATAACCACCCCGGAACCTAATAAAGGATTACAAGCACAAGGTGAGATAGGAAACGTTCAAATAATTATTGATGGATCACTTACGGTAGAGGTTGGGTAATGCCTAGAACAGCTGAAAAACCAATTAAAAGAACTACGAAGGGAAAAGGCGCTAATTATCGCCCCACTAAGAAAGGTGCGGGGATGACGGAAAAAGGCGTTAAGGAGTATCGAAAAAAGAATCCCGGTAGTAAACTACAAACAGCCGTTACTGAAAAGAACCCTACTGGTAAACGTGCTGCTCGCAAGAAATCATATTGCGCTAGATCAGCTGGACAAATGAAAAAGTTTCCTAAAGCTGCTAAAGATCCAAACTCTAGACTTAGACAAGCTCGAAAGCGATGGAAATGCTAAATGATTAATCGACCAAACATTTCTCAGTTGATCACTTCTAAATACGGTAGACCTGCCTCTAGCGTAGGGGTTAGTGGGATAGCTAACCGTGAAGCTCGAAACGAGGCTTATCGGGCCTCGGTTGATTCGCTAATGGACCAACAACCTGAGTATAGACAGGACGGTGGCGGGTTTTTCTCAGGTATTTACGACTATGTTAAAAACATTGATCCAAACGCAGCCGATGGCGAAAGTTTATTTAGAGATTTTTCTAAAGCATTAAACCCTAGAACTTATGAAATGCTTGAAGGTGTATTTAACTCACAAGAAGAATCCTCTGTTAACCAAGCGGAAGCAGCGGTAGCTAACGCACCGGAAGCTGTAAACAGTCCGATAAGTACGGCGATTCCGTCTTCGACAACGGCTACTGTTGTTGAAGAGACAGAAGAACCTACAATAGGGGCTAGAATCAGTGAGGGTTTATCTAATGCGTTAAAGGCTATTTTGCCAAAACTTTTAACAATGGGGGTAGGTATGGGTGTTCAAAACGCCTATAAATTTGAACCGACCCAGTACGC